GCACGATCTGACCGCAGTTCAAGCTCTATCATCAGGTGCTTATACGTCGCCGGGATACTTGTCAGATCGATATTTGCAGCCGATGCACCCAGCACGGTCAGGTCAACGAGCTTACGCGCTGTACCTGCATAGGTCGCGTCACCGAACAGACCTCGCACAGCATCGCCCGTTGCCGGGGCTGGGGCCGCGCCCTTTGCGCCGCCCGATCCGCTGTCGGCTGTCATCGTGCCGAGATTAGCGGCGGGGACCGTGCCGGACGTGATGATCGAGCCGGGAAGACCTGGGACAGCCGCAACCGCCACCAGAATCTGCGCCCATGTCGTCGAGGTCGTGTCAACTGTTACTGTCGGTGCGGTTGTACAGCGCCAGCGCGAATTCTTGTAAGTTGTGCCGCCCGTCCCAGCTTCGACGGTGATCCCTTGCGAAAAAGCGAATGCGTAACCCGCTGCATAATCAGTAGGGCGAACCATCGCATTACCACTGGAAGCAGTCCACAGTCCATTTTGACTCGGCGTAGATTGATTTGTTAGCAGTACTCGGATTGCACCCAGCGTTGTGGTTACGCCATCAATACTGCTGGGCGCACTGGCGATATTGAGGTTTGTATCCGCAACCGCGTCCACCAGACATTTAAAATTGAACAATATATCGGTCTGGTCAGTTGACTGAAGCATGTTCCTGACTGTGCTGTTTACTAACGAGAACGACATGCTGGTCGTGTCAACCGTTGCCGCCGACAACGACTGGAACTGCCAGAATGTAGCAGCGTTAGTGCCGCTCTGCACAAACACCATTAAGCCTTGCTGAGCCGGGATAACTAACCCTGTCGCATAATCAGTAGGGCGAGTCAGGGCATTACCTGAGCCAGTCCATATCCATATACCATTTTGAGAACCAGTTGACTGACCAGTAAGTAGAACTCGCTGATTGCCGCTGGTGTAGGTCGCTCCACCGATAGTTCCAGGCGCACTGGCGATATTGATGTTAGTTGTGCTTACTGTTCGTACTTCGCTCTTGAAGACAAAGTTAACCAAGTCACCGTTTAGTACAGGTACTACGGTTAATGCTGCACCGAGCGATGGCTGGACCGGCACGCCGGGTCCCGTGCCGGACAGGTCCGCGCCGGAGCCGCCGTTGGCGAGTGACAGCAATCCCGTCACCTGTGTCGCCAAATTGAGCAGGACTGTCGCAATGGCAGTGATGAGACCTTTGGCGTTCGCCGTGATTGCCAGCGGGCCACTAAACGACCCGACATTGCTGTTTACCGTCACCAGCGTGAGGGCCTGCGATCCCGTCCCAGGTCCAGCCGTTGCATCGCCCGTCAGTTGGTTGATGCCCGCACCCTGGAACTTGACGAAGGTGATCGCCGTCGTGCCAATCGTGATGGCTGATGAATTGGAACATAGATAAGCTGTGTCGGCGTTGACAGTGCCTTGCAGCGCAAAAGCATACGCGCCCAGCAATTCGGCGCTGGTGTTGGCATCCGTAGTGCGGGTGAGGATGAACGCCACGCCCAGCGCACCCGCTGTTGTGACTACGTAGTAGCCATTCTGTAACTGCGCCACCTGGTCCTTGACGCCGATGCGCATTCCACTCGTGACCGCTACGCCGTCAACCGTCAGAACGCCTGTCGAGACTGCGATCAGGGTTGCGCCGACGCCGGACGAGCCGTTGCTGTAGACGACGGCAGGCAGCGCCGCGTTGGTCCACAGCGCAAGGTCAGCTTTGGGGGCGAGGCCGTTGATGGCGTTCTGGACAGCGTTATCGGTGTAAGTCTTCGCCGCCTTCTGCGAGGGAACAAGGCTGTCGCTGTTGCCTGCGAACGTGCCGTCTGTTGAGAGCGAAAGCCCCGTGTCATTGATCGTCGTACCAGCGGTGTCATCCCACATGGCGAAGTCAGCCACGACGGTAGGCGAGATGCCAGTTACATTGCCGGATCCGGCGCTGCCTGTCTCAGCAATTGCCGCGCTCCACTGTGTCCCGTCATAGGTACATAGCGCCGCGGCATAGGCGACGTTCAGCACAAGAGTCGCCGCGCCGTTGATATTCCCCGCCGCAGGCGTTATCGTGATATTGTGTGTGGCGGCATCGCCCTTGCCGTCCCGGATCTCCACGCTCATCCCAGTCGCTGGTGTGGCAGGCAGATTAACCACTGTCGCTGCGCCGCTGGTCTTATTCACTTCCACAATGTCATCGCTGGTCGCCACAGTGACCGCACCCGCAGCCGTGACCACTCGCGTCTTGCGCACCTTGCCCGACTGCGTGGTTTCAATGCCGGGAATGGTGACGTTATTGCTGTTGTCAATAAGGACGCCGCTGTCGGCCAGAAGCTGACCCGTCGTGCCATTCCAGCGCGCAGCCGCATGGTCGGTTGACGTGGCGGGGCCTGTCACATTACCCGTGCCGCTGGCCTGCGTATTGTCGATGAGTTGGCGAATATCCTGCACAATGTCGCCCTGCATAATCTGCGTCTGACCGCCGTACAGGCGAATTGCCGCCAGCGGAGTCGCGCCTGGATTGGCAACCAGCCCCGCTGTGAGCGCTTCCTGGATGTCGGCCTGGCCCAGCGGCAGATCTGACGTGGCACGGGCTGTCGAGACGGCTACTGAGGGCGTGGCGTAATCGCTGTTCAGGAATACAAGAGCGATGAGGTTGTTGCCAGTGGACGGCACCGAGCCAGACAGATCGAAGCCGCCGGACGGCGTGCCTGGGTACTCGTAGTAAGTGCCATTGACGATGGGATTCCACGCCTTGATGATCACGGTGAGATCCGGCGTCTGCTCAGGGCAGACCAACGCTGTAATAACCGACTGCTGGCCCACGTAGCCGCCGCTTTGCAGGGTCGGCGTATTGGCGGCCAGGGTGTTTACGCCTGCCGCCGCGTTAGCCGGATCGCTGTAATTGACGATCTTCAGCCGATTATCCGGTGTTGGCTGCAATTCGACCCACGTTCCCACACCAAGTTGCACACTGGTCCCAGATGGTCCGCGCACCGAGTAGGGATCGCCCAGCCCATTGGCGTACTGGATTTGCACCCACACGTTGCCGGGGATGGTCGGATCGTAGATGGAACTCGTGCCACGACCAAAGGCCACAACCGCGTATAACGGCTGAATGCCCATGATTTTGCGAAGGCCGGTCTTGATGCGCCGCCAGCGATAAGTGTTCATCCGAGTACGTCCCCTTGTAAGATGTCTGAGGTGGGGCTAACACGGTTGAACTCACCAGCGTTGGCCCATTTGCTGCTGTAGCCTGAGTCCGTGTCGTCAAAGACGAACAATTGACCCTTGTGGCTTGCGTTGCGGGGATCATTCCGGCGACTGCGCAGGGTCGCTGTGGCCCCGACGTTCTTCACAAAGGTCCAGGTACAACTCCCGCCGCTGACCAGATCCTCGGCGACATACAATTTGCGTGTCCCACTGACATTGACAATGACAGCGATCTTTTTCCCGCGCAGCATGGCAATGCAGTCGCCCCTGTCGAAAACGGCATTACTGACGGGGTTGGTGATAGCTGTTGGCGTGGCTGATCCGTCATACCAATACAGGCACGACCCGCTAATTTCGCTGGCAAAGCCCACTACCACCTGCGGCGAACTGGAGCCTGTTTGAGAAACAGTGGCAGAACCCACCTCATAATAAGGGATGCAAATGCTAATCGGTGTGGCCGTGGGAGTTGCGAAACTCGAATAAGCGCCGCCCAGCGTGGTTGCCTTGAGGACTTCATTCTTGGCGGGAGCGTAGGAAATGCCGTTGACGCGGGCGAGGTCGAAACCCGCCAGCAGACCGGGGGTATCACCCAGCGCTAATGGACTGCCTACCGTTGCGCCGTAGTCGCTGCTGTACCGCATGTCGGCGGATGGACACGAGAAAGGATCAACGCCCGTGCCGCTGAAGGTGAGATTGATGACGCTGTTATTAACATTGACAGATCCAGAGTTGATGCCGATCACAAACCCACCGACGCCAGATCTATCTTCCGTGTGAGTGAAGGATAGATTCGTCCCCGGTCCAGGAAGAGGAGTAACGGGCGTCCCGTAATCCGTGTAGGGACCCGCATTAACCAGCGGGAAGGTGCGTATATTTACGTTGGATTCCGCCCCGGCACCACCACCAGAGTTATAGGTAAAATCGATGTGGCTAATGGCAGTCAGGCAATTGAACATTATCTCCAATTCGACATTCCACAACCCGCCGCCGGGTTCCGGTCCAGTGCCATTCCAGCCCTGACCAATCGTCCATGCTCCGAAGTCAACCTGCATTGCGGAAGCGTGGCTGGCAAGCAGAAAGTCCCAGGAATAGGACCATGAGGTCACAGGTAGCCCAGGCGTAAAGACTTCGACACTTCCCGGCGTGCCAGCCGCCCGGATCTGTGTGTACGCCCCGGCGAATGGCGTGCCTGTCTGCGTCCAGGCCGACGTGCCATCTACCACATTGGCGTTATAGAAGATGATGCTGTCCGTGCCGTTGTTCGCCAGGGCATAGACGGCGACTGCCCCGCCCGTGCTGCCAAGCTGGTCGAAGCAGGCGTCGGCCAGTTTGTAGCCGGACGGCAGCGGCGGCGTATAGGAGCGCCACGTCGGCGCAGCCAGCAGAATATAGTTCTGGCAGATGTACAGATCTGCGCCGCTGTCGCCCACCTCCAGCACGATCTCGCCCGTTTGGGCTGTTGTCGGCGGGGTGATCGGCGAGGCAGGCAAGCCGGCATCTGGAATGCTCGTCTCAGGTAACTCGAAGTTGAAGGCGGGCATTGGCGGGATGGTGGTCGGCGGGGTGATCGCCGAGTTGTTGATAATCGGGACCGTCGCACCAGGGAAGCCGGACACGACAGGAATATACGTGACCTGCACCTGCCGGGTGCCAGCCTTGTTGTCGTGGCTGACGGTCACCGTCTTGACCATCCACAGGGTGCTGCTGTCCAGTGCCTGTCCTGTCGTGCTATAGGAGGCGTCAAGGTCGATGATGAATAACTGGCCGAAGGAGGTCTCAATCCACCAGTAGCCGTCCGGGTGAGTCATGGTCAGTTCTGTCGTGTTGTTATCAATGACAAACTGAGTCCCGGCAAAAGCGTTCAACTGGGCCTGCGCACCCGCTGGCGTGACGCCCGCCTGCAATATCTGGTTATTGAACTGCCCCTGATCCACGCCGCTGGCCTGCGCCAATCCCGGCGCACGGGACAGCACAGGAATAGGAACGGCATTCCCGCCAGGCCACGAAGCGCCATCGGCATTGATGAAGCCGTACTGTACGTACTGATTCATCTTGAGCGTGAACTGGCCCACAATGTCGTCGCCCGTCCAGGTCGCCACCTGCGTCAACTCCGAGGAGGGTGCGTCGTAGAAATCGGCGCGGGTGATGAGGGCCATGCGGCCATCCCGTGCAAACTCAATCGCCGATCTTATCTGCTGCGCGATACCCTGCTGACCAGACACATTGTCGAACGCATTGCCACCAATGGTAGTGATCGTCGGGAACATGTAGGTATCGGTCAGGTCATTGCTGGTGAAATCACACAGATGCAGTACCTGAGTGTGCGTCTGGAGAAAGTGGATGCAGGCGCGCCAGGGCGTGTTGTTCTCAAGCTGATCCCAGGCTGTTGGCGAGGCGGCATTGGTGATCGCCAGAAGCTGCCCTTCGATGCGGGCCAGCCGTGAGCCGACGCCCTGCACCTCGAACTGTACTTCGCTGTAGGCGCTGTAGGTGGGATCAGTCTGGAACTGGTTTTCCTGTGTCTCAATCCAGCCGATAAGATCAATGTTGCCGAACAGACTGCCGCTGCTGTTGCCGAAGCCTTCATCACTGTACAACTCGTTCGTCCAGAAGATAGCCAACGTGCCGTTGAGCAGCGTGGATACGCCGTCATAGTATTTAACGCGCGCCGATGGTCCCTGCGCAATGTCGCGGGTAATCTCCACGCCCTCGAAGCCGTCGTTGGGCGGATAGGCGTCGGAGTGGGCCTTGACCAGGATGTGGCGGAAGTTGGTCACGCCCAGATCGTCGGTCGCATCGATGCGCACAAAGTATTCGCCAGCCGTAAACTGGTAGGTTACGTTGGCCGTGGCTGGATCGCCCGCAATGACGGTTGCTACGCCAGATCCGGTGGGGACAACGCTGTACTGGTAGGAGGCGATGCTGCCGCGAGGACGCGGGCTGGAACTGCCAGTGGCGTCGAAGGCGATGTCGTAATGACCAGCACTGTCCACCCAATCGGCATAGGCTGTTTGCAGCGGCGCAGTGTCTGGTCCGCGAATGACGGGGGCCGGCGTCGTGTATGGATGGTTATAGTCTTCTAACTGCACCACGTTGGGGGATGTACCAGTGGGCCGCGACAGGGCATCGATGAGGTCATAAGCGTAGAAAGCCCAAACGTGCGCTCCCAGGCCCAAAATATCGCTGAACTCATTGACGTACAGAACGCTGCTGGTTGCCACGACATTGGCTACGCCGTCCATGCGGGCGCGCAGCCTGACCGCTGTGGGATAGCGGGGGTCGCTGGTCGGCGAGACGATGACGACCATGCCCTCGTCGATGTTGGTGTAACTGCCCGTGATGACGCTGGTGTAGGCCAGCGCCGCAGCCGTGCCGCCGCTAACCGCCGGAACTGTGGCTGACAACTCGGCCTCGAAGGCGATGACGTTATCGCACAGCGAAATAAGCTGGTCCGCTTGCCAGTGCGCTTGCCGCAGGTGAGTATATTGCGGGCTGGTGACAGGTTGGTTAAAGGAGTAGGCTGTCGTCATGTGGTGGGTTGAATCCTGGTGATGTGGACAGGAGCGGTCTTGTACCAGTTCACGCCCTGATAACTATCCGGCGCGTCGAGGATCAGGATGGCATTGCGGCGCACATAGGTCGGCGTGCCGAGCGTCGTGTAGACGGTCACATAACCGCTCAGACCGCCGCTGCAATAGGTGGTCGAGAGGTAGGCGTAGCCGAGATAGGTGAGGATGCCCTCCAACCATTTGGTGCTTGGATAGCCGAGTGTCTTGACCTTGCCCGTCCCCGTGATCTTAATGAGACCAGGGTTATAATGCCGTGTCACTTCTGGACCGACAAACCTCATGCTGTCACTCGTCGGCAGGATGGACGTGAAGAGCGTGAGACTGATGAGCGGCACATTCCAGCCGACGCCGATGGCGTCCTGTTGATCGGCGATGGTCATGGCTTAATCACTCCCTCTAGCATGTCTTGCAGTTTGCCGACGGCCAGATTGACGATCTGGTCCGGGTTGCTGGCCCCGCTGATCTGGAAGATGGGTTGCAGCACAATCGACTGGCCGCCGCCCCCGCTGTTAGGATTGACGTTGCCGGAGCCAAAGGGAATCACCAGCGCAGCCGTGTTTGACCCAAAGGACGTTGAGCCGATGTTGACCTGCTCGAAGCCCGATGATCCCGGCTCGTTGAAGACGAAGGGATCGCCCGCATTGAAGCCGCCGCCGCCTGCGAAGACCGGCACCTGTTTCTTTTGCCCCGCCGAGGTATAGGTCTGCGACGGCGGGTTGGTGAGGTCGTTGATCGACGCCTGGATAATCGCCATCCGCTGCTGTTCCTGCGTCTGGAGCAGCGCCAATTCATCCTGAAGGCCCTGGCGGAGTACCACCAGCTTGCGCTGTTCAGTCGTGGTCAGGTCGTCGAGTTGCTGCTGTTCTGCCGTGCGCTGCGTGGCTAGCTTGCGCTCTTCGTTGGTTTGTTGTGCCGTCCAGGCCTGCTGAGCGGCCAGTTCGAGATCGTCGCGCTTACGTTCCTCGGCCAGCGTCTGCTGCTGTTCTTCCTGCTGGTAGGCGATCTGCTGGTCGCGCTGCGAATTGGTCAGATGTTCACGCAAGTCATCGATCTGATTGTTGTAACGCTCATTTTCCTGCGAGACCTGCTGATCGCCGCTCTCTTTATTCTTGGCGAGTTGGAGAAAGTTGCGGTCCAGAAGCGCCTGCTGATCGCTGTTGTGCGCCTGATTCTGGATGTCAGCCAACTTCTGGAGATGGCTTTCCAGATCTTCGTTCTCGGTATCCTGTTCATCGCGCACCGCTTTGGCGCGGTCATTATTGTACTTGGTGGTATCGTCTTCGAGTTGGCGCGCCAGTCCTGTGTTGGCCTGAGCCAGATTATCCTGCAGCTTGGCGCGGATATCGGCATCCGCGTCGGCCATCGCCTGCTTGATCTGCGTCTCTTGCCGTGACTCTTTGGTAGCAATATCCAGCCGCGCATTGGTATCGGCATCGAAACCAATGGTGTACTGCTGTTCGGCCTTGGCCTCTTTATCTTTGGCGTCAGCCTCGTCCTGTAAGTATTTTGTGTAAGTGTCGCTCGACTGCTGTATCAACGCAGCGAACTTCTGGTCCTCTGCCGCTGCATCTTTCGCTGCCTGGGCCAGGGCTTTCGTTGTCTCAGTCTGATCGTCGAGCGCTTTGTCTGCTGGAATAACGGTGCTTGTTAAATAATTTTGCTGCTCGGCATTGTCGGCCAGCGCTTTGTTATTGGCGGTAATGGCTGCCGTGACAGTCGCTGATTTATCAGTGCCGTCCTGAAGAACCTTGTTGCTGGCCTCCAGACCTTCCTGTTCGCCCTTGAGATCGTTTAGGCGTTTTGCTGCTGCTGCCGAGGTGAGGTCGGAGAGCTGGGCGTGTTCTTTAGCCAGCGCTGTGACCTGATTACCCTTGTCAATTAAGTCCTGCTCGGCTTTGGCCTGCGCAGCGGCTGCATCGGCGGCTGCCCCTGACCCTTTCACACGAGCGGCGTAAACCGTATTATCAAGATCGCCCAGTTGCTGGGTCTGATCCTGCAAATCTTTAATTTTCTTCTCGGCGTCCTGGTAGCCCTGCGACCCCTGGATCTCATCGTGAGCGACATTGTGGGCCACAGGATCGTTGACGTTGCCGCCGTTTTTGCGGACCTGATCATCAATAAGCGCATTCTCGCCAGCGCGGAGATCGTCAATCTTCTGTTTGTTAGACTCAATCGTCTGCTGATTCTTGGTGAGATCCGCGTTGGCCTGGTCGCTGTTTTCAGTCGTGAGTTTGTTGTAATCGTCTTCGTTCTTGACCTGCCGCTCCAACCCGGAAGCAGCCAGATCGGCTTGCTCCTGGAGCGCTTTCAGGACAGCCACAATGCCAGCGATTGCCGCAATAACTGCTACCACTGGTAGCGCCAGTGCAGCGATGCCCGCCATGCCAACGCCCATTGCGGTCAGCCCGTCCACCAGTGGCGCGAGTAAGCCAGGGGTCGTCTCAATGGCAGCGTTCAGTTGTGGGAGCAGGTCCGAGATGGACTGCAAGCCTTTGGTCAGGTACAGAATGTCCGCGCCGCCCGTGAGTGCCTGTGTGCCAGCGCCGCCCAGTCCGGCCATGTTGGCAAGTCCAGATGCCGCTCGGATGCCGTGCGCCGCGCCGAAGAGCGATCCGCCACCCCCGCCTCCGCTGCCATCATCCTCGGCAGGGCCAATCATGCCGCCTGTCTCGCCGTAGCCAATATTCTGTGCGCCACCGCCATATTGCCCGTTAACCAGACTGCCGCCTGCCGCATCATATTGGGCAGTCTGCGTGGCTGCCGATGCTTCATTGCGATAAGCGTCGGCCAATTCGTTGATTTTGTCGATCTGCGCCTGCATGGCAGTCGTCTGATCAATTGTCCCCTGGCGGAGACTATCTTGCTGCGCAATGATCGTACCCAGGTCTTCGTTCTTGAAGGCTTCGGCCTGCGCGTTAATCGTATCGAGCAGCGTGTTGGCGGCTTCGGTGGCCTTACTCATCGACTCGGCAGCGGACGTGCCGAAATCTGCAACCGTCTGTTTGGCAGCATCGAGACTCGCTGCAAACGCCTGACTGTCGAATTCTATGCCGAGACTGGCTAACTCTTCGTTGTCGCCACCTGGGTTATCGCTCAAAGCCCAACCTCTTTAACTGCCTGTCTCACACAGCGCGTCCAGAAATCAATCGTCACCCGCTTGGTGTTGGCGAGAATGAGCTTCTGCGCCTCCTGGTACTGGCTACCCCAGCCCGTGTTGGCATGGCCCTGCACCTGGTACTTGGGGCCGTACACGTACTTCGCAGCCCAGTTCATGGAGATTACGCTGATTCGCGCGCTCAATGCCCCATAACTGACCTCCACCTGCCAGCTATTCTCCAACTCGCCTGACCGAATCCAGTGGCTACCATCACTGGCTGCACTGAATACACTGGAAGTAATCAGCCAGAAGTAGAAGCGCGCACTCTTCTCCGTCGCAAACTCAAACGGCGAAGACGGCGGACCTGGTGGTTCACCAATCACGGCGCGCACCTGCTCTTGCAGATCTGGCGAGATCTCAGTGCCGATGCCCTCACGGAAGATACGCGCTGCCGTCTCTGGTATCTGCGCCAGCTTGGCCCACGCCCCGCCCAGCGTAAACGTCGTGCCAAACACCCGCTACGTTCCTCCCAGCATAATAGCCAGCATCTGCCCCTGGACGGTGTTGTTGTGCGCCGCTACCGCCGGATCCAGATCAAGGCCGAGAATTTCCTCCATGCTGTGGAGTAGATTGCCGTTCTCGTCCCGTTCGTTCGATCTGTTCTCAGCCCACGTCCCGAAAGAACGCACGGCATTGTCGAAGTTGCGTGCCGTCCAGCAGTCTCGCATTCCGATGACGTTACTGGCCCACGGCGTTATTCTTAACGACTTCGACGGTAGGACGCCCATCTGCTTTTGCAGGAGGTACAACTGCCACAGGTTTAGTCTGTTGGTCACGAAATGCTCTGAGGATGTTCGCAGGACGGCCAAAGAGACCATAGAGGAAGCATTTATCGGCATAGCCGACTTCATCTATGCCAATCTCATTGTCAGCCTGTGGGTCATCCACCACCTTTGGGTTAACGAACGAAAAACGCACCAGACTATCCAGGAACTTCAGCCACTCCTCATTCTTCTCGATGGTCGGCATCTTGGCCTGTCCTGTGGCGATCATCTCATTGATGAATGGGGCCAGGAAGTCAGGAATCATGCCTTGCTTGAAGAAAAAGGCCTCGTCCATCGGGCGAATGGCAACCCAGTCTCCGTATTCGGGAAACTGGATTTCCACGCCCGCATCGCGTTTATTGCGGCGTTCTGCCGCGCTCGTGACTGCCATGGCGCTTACGCCCACGCCGGTGGGAACACGGGCGCGGACAGTTTCGTTGCATGGTTTTTGACCTGCAACATGAAATTCAGGGTTGGCTCAATGATGCCGTCGCCCTTGAACACCGGGGAAATATATTTCCCGAAGTCGAGTTTCCAGGTGAAGCCATCGGTAACCTTGCTATACGGCAGCAGGATGCAGGTGTCGTCACCATGCTCACCCCACGCCTGGGCCACAATAGCCATGTAAGGCATGAGCGCGTTGGGGAACGTCTGCGTATCAATCTGCGTTGATGTGCCACCGCTGGCCGTGCTGACCGCCTGCCCGGTGAGGACCGCGATGATGTTGGGATCGAAGTTGACGCCATCGATCTGCCACATGCACTCGATGATCTGAGCTGCGATGCCGGTGATGGCGCTGTTGCCCTGCGCCTTGTCCGAGATGTACTTGAGGTCCAGCGACAGGGTTTTGGCGCTGGGGAACTGGTAGGCTGTGCCATAAGTCCCATCGCCATTGGCCGCTGCGATCCAGGCTTGCTGGAGCGAGAATTTATAAGCTGATCGTAAGATCTCCGCCATGCTTTACCTCCTAGGTGAAGCTCTCAGAGCCGTAGACCTTGAAGCGCACTACATAGAATGCCGCTTCCTTCAGGTCTGGCTCACGCTTGTCTTTGATCGTCCCGTCGTACAGAATCTGAAACATGTTGGTCAACTGCGTAAAGGCCAGCAACTGGTAGATGCGGGCTGCTGCCGCCTTGATGTTCTCGTAACCCGTGTCCGTTGTGCCGCGGTCATAGATCCAGATGTTTATCGGCGTCACCGTTGAGTTGTAACCGTCGGTGGGATTCACGATCTGGTTATCGTTGACGCTCTTCAGTTGCAGCACCACTGCCGCTGGCTTTATCATGCCGTCCACCTCGCTGAAGGCCACCGGGGCCAGCAGCTTGGTCAGCCCCTTGCGCCCGGTATCGGGATAGTTATAGACGCCGCCTGTGACAATTGCCGCCAGGGTCACATCCGTCTTGAGATACGTGACAATCTGCTGCGCGTAATCGCTCATGGCGTCAGATCCGTAGAGAACATCAGCCTACCGGGCAACGTGTCGATTATCTCCTGCACCTCGTAGACGCGGTTCTGAAAGTAAAACGTGTCGCCGCGCTGCACGTCGGTGTTGGGAATGGTCGGATGGCTGCGATAGCCCATGGCTACGACGTACTGCTTCGAGATGGCAACCATAGCGTCCCGGTTCTCACCTGAGTCGCGGATGCTCTGTACCACTTCGAGACGCACCGTCTGCGGCTCAAGCGTGATATAAGTGCCATCGCCCAGGTCACGCTTGACGACGATGGTGCTGGGGCGCTCAGCAATGCGGTTGGCCGTATCAACGGCCAGTTGCTCCACATTCGGCTGCTGCGCAAAAGTCTGCACGCCAGACCAGATCGCCCCGCGATTACTCACAGCGTCACCGCTTCCTTGTGCTTGCCGTTGGTGTGGACTACCGTCCCAGATGTCAGCGGATGATGAACTTCTTCGGCTGGCGGTGGTCCGCCCAGATGCTTGCCCATGACCTTCACCAGCTTCTGGGCAGCCATCTCATAGGTCTGGTTGTCACGCAGCCATTTGGCCGCTCGGATCGCCCTGGACCGCGCTTCGTCCTGGTGTCCGTAGACCCACAGCATCTTCTCGCAGATCTCGTCCAGGGACGGTTCGGCCCAGTCGCCGCCGCAGCCCTTCATGCCGCTGTCGCGCAGAGTGAAGTTGTCGAGCGGGATGGCCCAGGCATCGGCGTCATCCGCCGTGCCGCTCCAGCGCGTGACAATGGTCGGCACACCGCAGGCCGAGGCCTCGCGTGGCGGCATCCCATAGCCTTCACAGCGCGACGGGAACACGAAACAGTCCATCTGTGAGTAGACATCGGCCACGTGATCCACGTCTGCCTTCCAGATGGTCAGGCGATCATCCGTCGAGTACGAGAAGTCAAGGTTGGGCAGACTCCCCGGACGGCACTTGGTGAGCAATCTAACCTCACGGTTGCGATGGTCGAAGGCGCGGTAGAACGCGGTCCAGACCTTATCATAGCCCTTGCGGTTGCCGCGATCTGCCAGACAGCCGAAGGTGAAAGGCCGATGCGGGTTGGGATGCGAAATCTTGCATTCGTCAGGGTCAATGCCCCCTGGTACAACCTCAATAGGAACTTTGACGCCTGCCTCTTCCATTACCGGGATCAGCCAGGGCGATGGCACAAGGCACCACTGCGACTTATTGTTGATGTGTTCAGCCCAGTGGTCAGGCAAGCGCGTGCTTTCGTGCATGGTAAAGCAGAAGTTTCGGCCAGGGATATCGCGCATCTCATGCGGCGGCGTAATCATGACGGTTGCCACGCTGAAGTCCAGACCCGCAGCCCGCTGAAACCAGGCTGGCTTGTCCAGCGCCTCAATCTCAAACGGATAGAACTGGTGACCCAGCCGATTCAGCGCCTCGGCGAAACCGAGCGTAAAACGTCCGTAGCCGTCGTACCAAAGCCATTTGTAGCCGCCGATGTTCCCGCGCATTATCCTCTCCTTCGCACGCCCCACGGTCCAGGACCGTAGGGCGGTAGATACTGTAGTGATGTGGACGGCACGCCGACCGACCAGGGGTAGGCTACCAATGGTGGTGGCACTCGCACCAGCGAGGCGAACTGCACCTGCCGATCTGCCTGCGCCCACTGTTCCCAGAACTCGGCCTGCTGCCTGACCTGATCGAACACCTGGCTTTTCTTTTCCTGGCTCTGTCCGGCCACGTAGTCATTCAGCCGACTCAGGTCAGCAGCCAGCGCGCGATAGTCATACATGACGCCGAGATTGACGTTGAGCTTGGCGATGCCGTAATTGAGATTGAGTTCAGCGTCGGTGAAGGCGTACACGCCGCCCAGAGCGACCACCATGATGGTCACGATGATGCCCACGCCGACCAGACCGCTGCTGTCAACCGTGATAACGGGTTGCGCAGCGTTAGCAAGTGTGCCGACGAAGTAGATGCTGTACGGCGCTGTGTTATTGATGGTTGAGCCGTTGTTCGGTCCATTGTTGACCATAACATTGCCCAGACCGACATTCGACAGTGCCGCCAGCGCGTTCTGTACATCGCCCGGCGTGGCGTTATAGGCGAGGGCAGATGTGGTCTGACCAGCATACGAGATGGTGAAAGTGCCACTTGTCGCCCCGATGATGAGCAGTGTTTGCACTGCGCTCGATCCGGGGTCGGAGAGCTGCATCCGCACATACGCCAGTTGGTCAGCCGTCATGCTTGCCATCGCCTACTCCTTAGTTGATCGTCGGATTCGCGTAGGCGACAACGCCCGCGCCGAACTCGCCAGCCGCACCCGCATAACGGGTTGCGCCGCACGACACACCGAACTCCAGTTCCAGGTCCACTTCCTTCAAGGGGAAGGTCGTGTTCCAGTCCGGGACTTCCAGGATCTTGACACCCAGGCCGAACTCAGGACGGTAGTTAACCGCCAGGGCGTTGGTCAGGCTGCCCTGATCGCCTGGGCAGTACACCCCGGCATAGCCCGCTGGTATGCGGTACGTCGCGTACATGCGGATGTTGCCATAGCCGCTGTTGTACGTGCCGATGTAGCGTCCACCGGACGGCGGGGTCGAGCCGAAGCTGCCCTTCTCGAAGAACTGGTTTCCAGTCGTCGCACCACCGCGATCAATGATCGCAATGTTCTCGACGGGCTTGATATAGTTCGTGAGATTCAGGATGGTTGCCACGTCGCTCTCGGACACGAAGGCCTTGTAGTCACCCGCGAGGCCATGCTCGTTGATGGTCTTAGCCAGCCCTGACAGCATGTCGCCGTAGGTGTAGGCCACGCCCGTGTCGGGGTTGGTCGTGCTGGAGTTGAAGGACAGGTAGTGGTTGTGCGATGACGTGAAGACCTGGCCGTTCCACTGTGGCGGGGCGTACTTGACCGTCCCGGTGCTGCCATTGCAGAACGGCACGTCGTAGCCCGTCGATCCCAGCAGGTTTTCAGTGGTGGTAAAGAAGCGAGTGAGCAGCTTCACGTCCCACAGGTTGCGCAGCATCTGGTTGCCTGCGCGGATGGACGCCAGAATATAATCTGCCGTCATGTCGGCCATGGCGCGCCAGTCGCCGCCGATGCCGTAGCCGTACACCTGACGGTCGATCATGTGACCGGCGATGTCGCCACGGATGAGTGGAACGCGCGATCCGCCGGACAGCGCTTCCAGGGAGGGCAGTGTACCGCCATTGGGGTACATGACCTCGATCTTCTGTGTGGGGTAGAACAGGTCGCCCCAGACAGTGACCATCTCTTCGTTGAAGTCCTGCGCCGCAGCGCCAGCCATTGCCCGCAACTGCTCGTAGGTGGTTCCGCCCTTGAGCATCACGATTGCGAGTCTGCCGCCGTCTACACCAGTCGGGATAGGCTGGTTTTGGGCCAAGACACCATGGAATGCTTGTGCTAATGCCATGTTAACCTCCTATCCTTAAACGCTAGCCGGCGTGGTCTGGCCCGGACGGACGAAGATGGCGTCGGCACCGACTGCGTTGCCGACGATGAAGTCATAGACGCCGCCACTTGGGGCTGCCGTGTCCATGCCGCCTGCGACAGTCTTGGAGACATAGATCACCTGACCATCGATCAGGCTGACCCAGCCGTAGACTGGTCCATGCACGCACACTGCGACCCAGCCACCAGCGTTTTCCTGCGTCTCGGCATAGAAGTTGGTCACACCAACCACGATACCAAGCGCGTGCGCCGTCTTGGAGGCTGAACCGATGGCCTGCTGGACCTGATTGTTGTCATCCAGATACACGCAGTCACCGATATTGACGGTGCCGCCTGCGATATAGTTCAGGATGGTTGCGCCACGGTCATAGGAGGCCGAGGGGGAATGAGTGCTATAGGCTGCAACTGCGGTCATTCAGCTACCCTCCCATCACTTGTGCGCGCGCCTGCTTGGCAGACTCCTCGGTGTAGCGACCCGTCTTGGGGTCGTAACCGAAGTTATTCTGCGTCTGCTCAGCAACGCTTCCCTGCACGCCGACGATCACGTTGCCACCTGACAGGGAGGTGCGCAGCAACGCGGCTTGTGGCTCATACTTGGGCCACGCGGCAGTAGCAGCGGCATCAATGTTCTCTTTCTTGTTGCCGCCGTCCATCCCGGCCATCTGGGCCACGATGTACATCTTGAAGTTATCACGCGCCGACACGATGGCCGCCTTGCCCTGGTCCGTGGTGACGTTCCAGCCAGCAAAGGGCGCTGCCGCTGCTTTGTCCAGAGTGTCGTCAAACTCACGCTGACGATACTCGGCAAGCTGCGTGCGGTTCTCAGCGTCACGTTTTTCCAGTTCGGTCACGCGCGTGGTCATTTCCGAGATCTGCTTCATCTCGGCAGCGGGCATCGTCTGCCCGAATTCCTTGACAAAGCATTCATGCACGCCCTGACGATGTGCTGCTGGCAGCATCTCGTACACGGCGCTGGGTTCCATCTCCCGCACACGCATCTCCGCGCAATGCTGGCGCTGTTCGGCGCTCATCATTTCGTGAAGTTCGTGGGGAGCCATCTGCTTGACTCGCTCCCGAAGTTCTTCTGGAGTCATCTCGCTTACTCCTTTATTGCTCATTTCCGAAGTTGTCTCGAACTTCCCTCCCAGGGCGTCAAGCGACGCGCGCTCAGCCGGGGCGAAGTCGATGGTTTCGAGGTCCAGATTGCGCAGCCGCTGCGTCCCATCTGCATTCGTCTCGAAGTTCCCCTTGCCCCAGATACTGTTCGAGAGCGTGCTGCCCGCGGCTTTACGCTTGAGAACCATCTGGTGAAACGGGGTTTTTGGGTAGATGTAGGCCTTGCCAAAGAGGGTATCTCCCTGCCGCAGCGCACCTACCCACAGCGCCACGTCATCTGGGAACTCCCAGGACGATGCTTCCTCACTGACATGCCCCTGCCGCGCAGCGGGCTTCTTGGTGAGAACCTGCTGCTCGATCTCACGCAGCAACTGATCGTCGTACTTCAAACCGTTATCTGAGACGGCATTCAGAACGCCCAGTGGTCGCACCACGAAAAGCGGTTCTGTGCTGGCGGCCCTGTCTTCTGCCGTCAACTTATCGAAGTCAACCCCTGGCGCAAGAGGAACGTCAGGGTACTGACCGCGAAAGGCAAAGACAGGGGTGGACAGACGTATCTCTTTTACGCTGCCCGTGCTAGCCGTCGTTTCATCGGGCTTTTTGCCCGTGTGAAGCCAATCTAAAAGGCGCTTTTGATCATCGCCACTGAAGAATTTGCGCACGGCAGTTGCCACGCGCTCCTTGATAGCACCCGTGGCCGACTCTGGAATATCCAGTTCGTTGCCACGGTATGCGCCGTTGGCAACCGCTTCAACCGCGTCGTGGACATGCGCAGCATCGCCGATCTTCAGTTTGCGGCCAGACGGTGGACCGTCCTTGGGAATATAAGCCCACACTTCGTCTGGACTGTCGGCATCGTAACCAGTCTCTGAGACAGAGACATCGTAAACGCCTGCTTCTGAAACTTGGTTCGTCATAAGTGTTCTGTCCTTAAACTCGGATAAAGAGGTGCTGCCCAGCAGCGGATAGTCGCTGCGCTTGTTGGCTAGCGTCAGCGTGAAAGAGTCGACCTGACACGGGATGGGGGTCAGATCCATCTCCGGCGTCGGAATATCCTTCGGCAAGTAACCAATGGTGACGTGAGGGGTAAACCCGTGGTTCAACACTGGATCAATATCCTCACTGCGTGCCGAACTGAGCAGTAAGCCACGCAGGGCAGCCAGTCCAGGCGCGTCGAAGTTCAGGACCAGCGGGTTGGGATCGCTGTCCACAAAGCGCGTGATGCCGTTAATCGTTCCCTGGAGCGGGGCAATGTTCTCGGCCACGCTAGTCAGATCCCGCTGCATCTCGGCCACGTCGTCTGGATTCAGATCTGCCGCCTCACCCAGATAGGCGAGGGTCAGGTGCATATCCTTAGGCTTCTCGGCGTACTTCGGCAGATACTTCTCGGCCAACGCGACAAGCTGGTCGGTCACAGAAGCAGGCGGGAAGAAGGCGATCATTGCGCCGGTGTTCACAGCTTGCCTCCAAACAGGAGACTGAGGAACTTGCGGCTGAGTGGCCCGATAAGATCGGCAATGGAGCGCTTGTCGCCAGCGTTGGCGCGCTTGACTTCCTCGCGGATGCGCTCGGTCACGGCTGCCGGATCGTCTACTTCAATCCACTCCTCGCCACACAGGCATTCGGGGTGATAGGTCGGCAAATGCTCTGTGTCATCGGCTGGATAGGGTCCGCCAGCGACCATCTCATCGCAGATGTCGATGCCCTTGTGGGCGGGCGAGGTATAAGGCTGGTACATCGCCACATAGGGATTCTGGCGCGCCGCTTTGAGATCGGTGCGGCTGTAGACTTTGGCCGTGTCAGATCGGGCGAGGCGCAGCGCCTCATAACCGCCAGATCCGTTGATAAGATAGTCTTGCAGATCATGGTCAATCTCTGCTGTGGGCAAGCCACGACCAATGGCCTCACGCAGGAAAGTATCAATGCGCCGCCGCAGATCACCCGCCACGCCCCAGATGCGGTCCACCAGGCGCTTGCCGTCTGGCCCAGGCCACTCGTGGATCGGCTCGTCCATCTCCTGTACGCCTGCTACGAAGGGATCAACCGTCGCGTATTCAAGGGCGCGCTGGAGATCCGGGGGCAGGTACTTGCGCATAATCGCCGCCTGTTTGGCGCGCGCTGCTTCAGCCGCTTTCCAGAACAGTTTCCACAGCGTGGCAAAGTAGACTGAATTCGGAGAGACCTGACCGCGCAGGGTCGTGTAGGGCTGGAACATGCCGTCCTGCGTCGGTTGGCCCAGGATAACCTGTACCACAGCCCGCGCCGCTTCGAGACGCACCGACTCCAGCCGCTCCAACGGCACAATACCTTTGGGTCCAGTGTTCTGCTGCAAGATGTGGCCGATCTGGGCGTGGATAGCTAGCAGCACGTCCCGTCGGATAGCCGTTTCGACCTCGGTCAGCACATCCAGGCGCTTGGCCTCATGCGAAGTCTGGACCATTTCATGGATGCGCATGGGATGTACGCGGCTGTAGATGAAACCAAAGCGTGCGGCAAGGCGTTCAACGGCCAGATTGCGTGCTTCGCGCTCCAGTTCTGGCGGGGCGTAGTCATGGCCGGCCAGTTCGGCCTGCGCGCGTTCGACTTCGCTGTCGAAGCGATCCAGGATGGCCTGCGCCAGCGGCTCAGAGTAGGTCGGGAATTTGGCCGTGTACTCGTAATATTGGTGCGTGTCGGGCGTGATGCCGACAGCGCGGATAGTCAGGCCGTAGCGGGCAGCCAGCGCCAGATCGTCTTTAGATAGCGGCTTCCCCTCTGGGTGGTTATGGGTCAACACGCCCAGGCACGCCTGATTTAGTTCGGCGGGGGTGAAGGTCACCTCGTCGATGCCGCCGGTCCGCTCAACGATGGTTTTTCCCTGAGCGTCAAGCAGCAGGGCATGTTCCTGCTGGTGATCTGAGCGGTAATGCTGCTCGAAAGCGGCAATCTTGCTGGGTGCGCTGGTCTGGCTGTTATTGCTCATCGGTAGCCGCCTGGCTCACCCTCCCACACCTGCGGACCCACGAGACTCCACTTATTACCCGTCGCGGTCAGGCTCTTATTGGAGTGGACCGTCACCCAGTCGGTACTGAACGGCTCACCGTTATCGTTGTCGGGCTCCATCTGGGCCTGCGCCTGCGCCAGCCGCGCCGCCCGTAGTTTGGCGTCGTATTCGTCATAGTTGGGATTGCGTTGCGGGTTGCCCTGTGCGCGCTCGACGACAGCGGCAGGGTCATCCCAGAAACCAGCCAGGGCGATGGTGTCTTCGTCGGTGATCTTGCCCGCGCTGGACAGGTAGCTGCCCCACATGTACTTGAACTGGCTGTCACCGTCGTCGATGTCGGGCCAATCAATGCGCACCGCACCCACCACGATGGCCGGGTTGAGCAGTTTCATCGTGCGCAGCCAGATGTCAATAAGCGCCAGATAACCGCCGCGCGCTGCAATGCCAAGGGCAGGCATCGCGCCTTCGCCTTCGAGCTGCAAACGGCGATATTCAATGTAACGGATGAACGGCGGAAGTTGAGTCTCCGCCGATGCCTTGCTGCTAGAGATGGCACCACCCCACACAAATTCGGGGATGCGCGTGTGGTTGAGGAGAAGGAGGAAAAGCTGGCGCAGCGTGTCCAGGCTGTCTTTGGTGAAGCCGACCGGCGGTGCGCCGAACTTGAAACTGCCGCCCTTGCCAATGAAGATCCCAGCATTACGGTCAAAGCGCAGCAGATTGCGGGTCTGGGTATTGCCCTCGGCGTCGGTATACTGTTCCTGGGTGCTGTTGAGGGCCAGCGTTTCGCCGGGGTTGTCAAGCCCCTCGAAGATGGGCAGTGGATTGCCCATGAGTTCCACGCCGTCGCACGTCTTATACATGAGATCGTCGTAGCGGCGCATAATGGGCAGCGCCGCTTCGTAGATGGGCCTGCCGTGAATTTCGTTGGGGCCACGATCTGTGGCGAAATGCACCATTGGTATACGACCAATGAGATTGTCGAATTCTTTGTCCACGTCGGCGCGGGCATCATAGTAATGGATGTGGACCGTGCGCTTATCGTCGGTGTAGGTATCGGTGACTGTGGAATCAACGTACTTGGTGAGGACAATGACCCGTAGCAACCGCCGATAGTCCGATGCGCTGTACTCGCAGGTTACCGTATCCGGCGAGGCTACCGAGAAGGTGCCGTCCGGGTTGACAAATACATATTGCTCGGCCAGACAGTAGGCATCTACCGTAGTGGACTGGAAAAGCGCCTGATTCGACTCCATCATGGTCCGCAGCAGCATATTGGTGTAGGCAACGGGATCGCCGTCTGAATTCAGCGGCTTGGCCTGTGGCACTGCGGCCGCCTGCTTCAGGTTGGCAGTGGGCTTGCCGTCCTGATGGACGCTCTCAACGTCTTTTTTGGGAATAGAACTTCCCATGAGCGAGGCGGACATGCCGTCGCCCATGACGTAGGCCGTGATAGTCTGGGCAATGGGCAGGCAGAACAGACCGCCGATCTCGTAACCCGCCGCCTTGCCGCGCCGGATGGAGTCCCAAAATACGTAGTCGGGCCAGGTCGTATCCTTGCTAAGCAGGATGCGGGCAGCCCACATCGGCTTAACAAGGGTCCACTGGCCGATAATTTCAGCAACGCGCTTACCGACCCCTGTACGTCCTAACCCACCAATGGTTCGCAATGCTTGTTCTGCGAACCGCTGAAGCGGGGAGCGTTTTATGAGAATTGGAGTCGGTTCTGTTGCCACTTTGCCCCATAGACAAAAAGAGAGAGTCGCTACGGATTAATGTATGCGACCCTCTGAATCCTGTCCAGAACAAAGAAAAGGATAATATTATAGGTAGAATTTTAGGTCAATCGGCCTGACTCTTATCCACAATAACCAGATGGGCCATTTTGACCGATCTCGTCTTGTCTACAATGATGTAGCCTTCGCCGACCAGGCGATCATACCAGTGATTGAAGGTGCCAATGGTCAGATCCGGGTAGCGGGCCTTATCCATTTTGCGAGTCACCGGATTCCACTGTTCCTCGGCCATATATTTGAACAGGGCATTCTG